GTTGGGCTGGGGAACTTTGATTGTTCATAGGAATTTTACTTATAGATATATTTGTTTATTCTTGCAATACTTTTATCCATTGACAGACGAAACGGCAGTAGATAGGGGAACAATTCTGTAATAATCCAAGTCATTAATAGGACAGCAATTTACTGGCTCTGGACTATTATAAAATGTATCAGGGCAATAGCCTTGGGGTAAATCAATCTTGTCATTAAAAATGATCGCCAACCTTACCCTATCAACAATACAAGACCCCTCTAGGTTGATTTTTAATTGAAACTCCGAACCTTCTTGTACGGGTATCTCATTAAATAATTCACACTTATCAATATCTGGAGATGGGAATCGTATTTGCTGGTATCTTGGCTGTGAAACTATTGGAGAGCAATTATTTGTAACTGGCGAACAAGAACTTAACCCAACCTTAATTGGGTCTAGCAGGGGATTAAAACAAGCATAGGAATCAGGGCGAAAATCACAACTTGCAGTAATCTGCTCCTTGAGATTAGAAACCCACATTTCTCCACCAACTAATTGCTTGCGAACAAATTTTGATGCTCCGGGGTTGGGCGTGAAATCAAATCTTTTGGTTATGAAGAAGGACTTGATAGGAACGCTACCATATACTTGCGAGTAATCATCAACCCCTGTAGCCAAGACGCTACTGTTCTGAAGTTCATAAAGTCGGTTAACACCATCTGCATCAAACGAAAAAGCAAATCCACGTTGGACTCCATTGATTTGAGCCGAAAGAAGTTGCGTTGGCTGTGGCCCTTCCCATAATCCATTCCAGCGAGTCGGAAGAGAGGCATCAGCCTCAATCTTGCTTGGCAATTCTACATCCAATACAATCATTGCCCTGCTTGGTCTATGTAATCCGTAAGATGGATTAGAATTAGCAACTGTAAATGGAGAGACTGTAGCAATTAACCTATTGTCAAAAAACATCGCTGATTCAAATTGCCTCAACCAAGGAGTGTCATAATTTACCCAAGGCTGAACTTCTCGGCTAATTTTCTTAAATGATAGTGCTTGGTAAAAGTCAACTTGTGCGTTGTTATAAAATGCCCATCCATCATCAGAACGGAAATAAACATCATTGTTTACTCCTGTAATACTCCAAGGGGAGCGGCATCCTCTTCCAATCAATGATACCTTTTGGATATTGCTTAATTGCCAACTCGTTCTGTTTTGCGACAAATCAAGAGTAAAAGATCCGTTTTCACAGAAAATAACCAACTCTCCCTGACCTCTAACATTGATATTTAAAGATGGCATTACTCTCATTCCTGTAATCAATCCAAGATTAGCTGGAGGAGTAAATGAACCACCTTCTGCCCAATATGTTTGTTCTGTAAAATATTGAGTATTAGTAGTATCAGTAAATCCGTTTCCGTAAATAATATCAGAAACATAGATATTGTTTTGTGCGGTACTTACTGCAACCCTGCCATAAGCATATGCCATGATAGTTCCAATCGGCATTTGTTGGGCCGCTGGATTCAAGCGGAAGGCATTACTCGGTTGTTCTGGTGTAGCTGTAGCAGTAAGAACTGTGGTCGTTGCAACATTTGACCAAGGCGTAGAAGATTCATCAGGATAAATAGACCTTACTCTAAGAGAATATTTTGTTATCGATGCGGGAACACTATATGTATAGTAGTTTTGCGCGTATGGGATGGTCGCAAAAGTTGCAAATATATTGTCATCGTATTGAACTTGTAATTCATTAAACGTTGCTCCCGTAGCATTGTTTTCCCAAGTTAATTTTATTCCAGAAGAAACTAGCCCTTGTGCTTGAAGATTTGTTGGTTGACCAGAAATATTCCCATTCCAAGCAATAGGATTTTGATAGCCGTTTTGGATGTAAACCCAATTTTCTGCTTGCACAAACCATGTGTGCATAAGTGTTGGGTCATTGCCAGAAATAATAGGATACAATGTGCAAACATTGTTTACTATAGACAGAAAGTAAATAGTTCCAGCCACAGAGCAAATAATGCCATCAACACTACCGGGAGAAATAGCCCTATAAGCTAAAGCCCCTTGGAAGTTTCCTGTTTGGAAATCCGTTAAAACAGACAGATCATATCCATATGCTAGATTAATCTGTAAGTCTGCAAAGGGAGGCCGAGTGCCATTTACTGACTGCCTAAATGAACGATTTACACAAGACGAAACATATGTTGCTGGCAATACACTTGGATGCGTCTCGGCATCCATAGCGACTGTAGCAATTGTTCCATCATAGACTCTTGTATCATTAGCCATTGGAGTTTAATCCCCACTAGAATATATTCTTATTTTAGAATATCAGGCCAAGTTAATTTAATCTCAGGCAGGGTGTTGGGGAGGAGGATCTTGGTGACATCACGTAGTTCCTGTTTCTGGACTGCAATAGCGGATGCCTTCACGCTGTCTTCAACCTCGATGGCCTTCATGTAATCGACATCCAGCTTGGATAGGATCGGCTTCCTCGCCTCGCGGAACTTGTCGAGGTGGATCGACTTTGCCTTGTCGATGTTGACCTCTGCGCCTGATTCCTCGGAGTAGTCGTAGGCGTTGAAGTAGTCGTTATCTAGGTCGAGGCTATTCACGATTTTGTAGGGCGTGTCGGCTGGGACATCCTTTTCGGCTATCTGCTCAATAGGTATGGATAGATCTGCTGGAATTATAACCGCGACTTGTCCATTGGGTTGTTGAAATGTTATAAATGACATATTAATATTTACTTCTTGGTTATTAAAAAACTATATTTAAAATTAAAATATTTTAGATTAGCTTTTCGGTGAACATGAATAGAAATCGGTGATGAATGGCATATTAGTTTCCGAAGATGGCTACGTGAACGGCAGAATCATCTCCAACTAACCCTGTGTTTGAGTTTCTGACACCAATTTGAATACTTGAACCCGTTTGTGTTGCTATGGTTCTCCCCATTGTTGCGGCTGAAAAACTTCCCCCGTGAATTACAGAATAATTCGCATCTGCCATAGCGGTTTGAAAGTTCACCGTGTAGTCGCCTGTGCCGTTTTTTGTGACAGACGAGACGTTGTATGAGGAGCGGATTGTCTGGGGTTGCCCAATGGTTCCTGTTCCATTAAAATTCACCCACGCTTTGCAAAGCTGAATTGGGTTTGTTAGATTTGTTAAAGTTGAAAGATTAATTGGCATATATATTATCCTAGTATTACTGACCAAGTTGTTCCAGTAAAGAAAAATGTTACTTGCCAATTGGAAACATTGCCAATGAAATTTTGAACAGAACCTTGCAATGTGCTTCCAGAAGAAGGAGCAACAGTAAGATTATTTGTTCCCCATGAATAATTAGAATCAGCAACAGTAACAATAGTTCCAGTTGCAGGAGCCGGAGGAAGTGTTAGCGTCCAAGCTCCTCCAGATGTGTTTGCAGCAATTCGATCTCCAGCAACCGCTTGATAATTACCAGACTTTTGAACATATCCGGGGTTTAAGGTTGGAGCTACAGCCACAGGATTTCCAAGTGCATCAAAAGATACATACTGACCAGATGTTCCTGTAAGCTGATAAACAGTATTTGCAACCAGTGCGCCATCATTTACCGATCCTAATTTGTAAACAATTCCTTGATTTGGAAGAATGCTCTCAATGGTTCCCCAATTTGTTGTTGCGCCACTTGGGTTAACAATAGGAAATTGAGTTTGTGTAGAAACGCTTGGCTTGAAAGTAACAAGTTGTCCAGTGGGAGTAGTTGCTTGAAGTTGGCAAGAAGAAGAGGCTGTTGCTTGACCAGATCCATTGCCAAGAAAAATTGGGGTTCCTACAGACCCATCAGCCCAGCTTAGAATTGCCGTAGAAGCATTGTAAAACAAGATGCTATTAGATGCCAGTGTGGGAACGGTGTATTTGCAGGAGCTAGAATCCTCGCCAACTACACGAACAATTGTTCCCGCGCCTAAAGATGTGCAAGTTGTTGGGAAATTAGGGTTACAGGCAGGAGGTGCGTATTGAACGGTTCCTTGGCAACCGCATCCTCCATAACTATTATTATTGCATCCGCAAGACATATATTGGAAATTTGTAGGGTAAATTTATAGTTCAGTCAACACTTATACTTGAATACTCCAAGTTGTTCCATTGTAAAATAATACAACAGAATAAGAGCTTACGTTACAAATAAGGTTATCTACCACACCATTGATAGTATTAGCACCACCGGGAGAAACGGTAAGATTGTTTGTGCTCCAATTGTTTCCACCATCACCTATGGTAACAATGGTTCCTGATGCTGGAGAAGTTGGAAGAATAATTGTAAATGCTCCCCCCGTGGTATTAGCGGATATGCGATCCCCAGCAAGGGCTGTATAGGCAGATGTTCTAATTAACCAAGCATTTGCTCCTACACTAGCAGATAAGCCTGTTGGTGTAACAGATCCAGCGGCTACACTATTTGCTGTTGTTGCAGTTGTGGCTAGTGTAGCAGTTGCGGCATTGCCATTAATATTGGTTGACCAAGTTGGTGCAGATGCTCCGTTTGATACAAGAACCTGACCAGATGTTCCAGTAGCCGTAAATGAAGTTGCCCCTACTCCTGTTTGATAAGGAATTGATCCAGCAGTGCCACCCACGATATTTGTTGCCTGTGCTGGAGTCCCCCATGTTGGAGAGCCAGTTCCTCCAGAGAGAAGTGATTGACCACTTGCTCCAGCGACGGTAAATCCAGTTGTGCTTGGTGCTATTTGATATGGTATTGATCCAGCCACACCTCCAATAAGTGCCGTTCCAGATGCTCCAACTGTTTTAACAAGTTGTCCTGTAGAAGTAATGCCAGCAACGTAGGTTACACTAGGGCCATTTACTTCTTGGATATTTGGCAAATAAACAGGAGCTTGTGCTGACCCATCACCCCATCTGGTTTTGCTTCCATCATAAACTAAAAATGATGGATTAAGGGGGATATTTAGCCGTGTAATTTGGCTTCCGTTTTGCCAAAGAATAGGAGCTACACCCTGAGATACAGGAGGTATAATGCTAATTGGCACTAGAGGAGGGCAGGGCATATCAAGCAAATGAAGATACAGGAACTAAAACAAGCGTTCCCTGTGCTGTTACACCAACAACAAATTGAATATTTGCTTTTGTAGTTTGTTGCAAAAATGGAAGGGAAATGGGGTTTGTATTTGATCCATCAGCTACAACAAAGTTTTGCCCATTCCAAGTTTGCAAGGCAGGATTAGCCCCCGGCACAATAGGATAATCGTTTCCACATCCGCTATAACTTCCATTATAGGGTGGCAGATAAGAGTTATTGCAACATTGTGATTGGGGAAATTGCATGAGTTGTTACTTTATATCATGTAGATAGTTTTACACAAGCGTTTTGCTTTCACAGTTTTCAACCATCTGTGCCTCTCTTTCTCTTCTATCAATCAATCCGTCTACACCTTTCCCGAACCACAACCTCTTCATGCTTCTGATCTTCCTTGCAATAGCATGATAGTTCTTTTGTGGAACAAGATTCTTGATGTCTCTCATTTCAGACCTTGACTCACCAGACAGGCTAGACCCTCTGTTGAAGATAAGCGATACCAAGGCACCATAAGCATCATCACACAAATCATTGCTACCTTGGAAAACATTGTCTGTGAGCTTTGAAAACTTTACCCATGTGGTATTAAGAAAAATCTTTTGGGCTTGGTTCCAACTCACCTCAATTCCTGCTTCTCGCAAAACTTTTGTGTATTCCTTTCCAGCCTGCCCTGTTTTTCCGGCAGCCCCACAAACAAGATTAATCTGATTTAATGGAAGGAAAGAAAACAAGCTCTTGAGTTCCTGCTTGGTATAGTAAGCGCAATCAACCCCGATCCCAATGGTAGGGCCAGATTGAAGTCCGGGCCAAGTGAACTTCTTTAAAAACTTGTTGTAATATGACTCCCCACCTCCAACCTCAAAATCGTAGATTAGTTTTAAGGTGTTTTTAGATGGAAGTCTCATAACCAGACTCTTTAGCGTTGTGTGTTAGATTTTCCCTAATTTCTTCAACACGAGATACTACTTCTTGAATTTGGTTCGTCCCAACCTTCCAATCATAGACTAGCCGACCAGTAACCATAAATATTACGATAGCTCCTGTGATATAAAGCGTATTTGTCGTGATGGAAACAAACCCTGCGTATGCTTCTGGTGGCAAAGAATAAAAATGAGCTATTGACCAACGCCAGCTTATCTGGATGAGGATAATACCTATCAGCGATATAAGGAAACGCTGGCTTACAATAGGCTTTAGAGCAGGAATCGCCATGATGTTTTAATCCCAATATACAAAACAACACATAAGATTGCTGAAAGTGCAATTAAACGCCATGTCCATAGCTCTTTGAGTGCCTTTACTTGCTTTTCATGCCAATAGGAAGCATCACTTTGCGCCTTGGCTAGATCCTTAGATTGCTGGTCAACCTGAGACTCGTATGTATCTACTGCGGTGATTAAATCTTTAATTGCCGCATCTCCTGCGGGATTTGTAATATGCGGCTTAAGCCTTTCAATGCCTGTCTTAACGGCTACAACAGAAGGAGCGGTGTATTTTACAGGCTCTTTTGATGCACATCCAATAAGAAGTATAGATGCACAAACAATAATAATATTCTTCATTTAAGTAGTTTTCTTACGCCAGCGTAAATTGCTATCAAGCCAGCGCATAACGAAACAAGCAAAGTTAGGTTTTGAAGCCAAATATGGGTTGCGTCAAAGAAACTAATAACAAGCGATACCAACGAAACAATTGCGCTTGTTGGGCCAACTTCTGTATTGGTAACAGAGGAACCGTTGCTCATCTTAAATATAAGCAATATTAACAGCTAATTCGTTGGCAGAAATAGCCGTATTATCGTTGTCTGCGTAATTGGCAGTCATACGGTATCCGATTCCAAGATTGAAATAGAGAGAAATAGACGGCGCAATTGTAACAGTTTGCGAAGGATGTACAACCAGCGTCAAAATAGGCGTGTCTGAAGAAGTTGGCGTAGTCGCTTTATTATAGAGCTTCAAGAAGCGATTAACATTTCCAGTTCCAATATGATATACTGAAAAGAAAGGAATAGACCTTGCTCCAGTTGCTACCAGAGTATCATTTGTAGTAGCGGCAGATGTGGCGTGATAATATGAAGAAACGCCAGCAACGGCAGGGACAGCAATGACAGGAACAGGATTGCCAGCATCATTAGATATTTCAATTCCACTAGCTATAGAATTAAATAACTGCCACCTCTGCTCATCGGCAGTTGTGTCAATAAAATCAGGAAATGAGAGAGGTGTAATTGACATAAGAAATTAGTGTTACTTTGTATTTAGCAGATAAGCAAGGGATATTGCAATATAAACAATAGCTCCTGTAATATCTTCGTTTTTTATACCTTTACGCGAAAGCTCTGTGCGAACTTCTTGGTATGCAATCTGAGTTAAAACTACTCCATTATAAACATTGTCGCGAGTAACCAATACCCGTTGTTTTGCAATTGGGTAGCACTTGATTAAAAGCGAAATGTATTTAAGGAATTTCATAGGACGGGATACTGTGAGGCGTAGGAGTCTGCGGCGCGGGAGAGAACCCATGCCAGATAAGCCTCGTCGGTCTCAAACGGAGCTTCCGACTCGGAGGGAGGGTTAGCGTTGTGCGCAAGACGGGCGGCTGTAATGCCTCGGATTTGCTCGTCTGTGAAATCAATCGTTAGAGTCATTTGATTCGGAGGGTTCGGGTTTGATCGCGGCGGCTATGGTTTCGATTGCCTGTTGTATGGCGATGAATCCTTGCCGGGAGATTGCGTTGATGTTGCGAGGCTCCAGAGCTTCGCTAATGAGTTGCAGGGCTTGTTGGGGTGTCATTGGGTTGTTCATAGAATTAGATAAGAGCTATGGTTGCGGAGCGGGTCGTTCCGTCCGATCCGCGATATTTGATGGTAAGGGAGGTGTTGCTGGTTGCCTCAAAGGCCAAGTCGCCATTCGTCGCCAGCGTCACCGAGGAAGCAGGAAGCAGGATTGGCTGGGTGAGCTTGAGAAGGTTGCCAGATGCTCCCGTGCCGTTGCCTGTTGCGGTCAGAGTAAAGATGCCGCCCGTGGTAGAGGTGATGTCGAGTCTCCTCCCGTTACTGGCATCAGTGTAGGTTCCGTAGAGACGGAAGGTCTGAGCATTCGTGCCGTTGCGCTGGGCAAGCGTGTTGGCTGCGTCTCTAGCTAGGACGGTATCTGCTGCGTTCTGGAGTCCTGTTCCAGAGACCCATCCAAAAATTGATGCTGCTGGAAGATTCACTCTGTTTGCCGCAACAAGGAAATGAGCAGCTCCATTGACGCTAGTTTGTAATGCGTTCCCTAGACCGCCAGAGGAATAACCTATGCCAGTAGGAGAAACATGATCTGCGCTGTTTAGGCTAATTGCTCCATCTTTTCGGACAACAAACCGACTCGTGCCGCCTGTCTGAAGTTCAAGCAGGCGACTCGATCCCGCACTCGCCGTATCGGTGATGTTAAGCAGGATGCCCCTTGCAATTCCCGTGGTGTTCCAAGTGCCCGACAGATCCAGCAACGGGGTCGTGTTCGCTCCCGTGACGCTGTAGCTCGCTGTTAGGGCACTCGTGTTCGCGGCGGCGGTGATCGTCTGGCCTGCCGTGAAGGAGTTGGCAGAGGCGATCAGGGGGACGTTTGCAGATAGTCGTGCGTCAGGAACCGATCCAGCAACAAGCTGTCCGTTAGTATCGACTGCAAAAACAGAATTTGTGTTGCGTCTAAAGTCTAAAAATCTTCCAGCTGATGTTGTTACGTTTGAGCCGTTAATTCGTGCAAATATGAGTGTCGATCCAACCCCGCTCGTATAGTTCCAGTCATGGTCAATAACCAGAGCGTTTACGTCATTCCCGAAAAATGCAGGAGTCGGAACTAGCTTGAGCGTGGGAAATCCGACCTCCCCTCCGTTAAGCACATTTGAACCACCAGATCCGTAAAAGTATCCTGCTCCTACTGCATTGAATTGAACATCGTCGGTCGTATTAAGCGACTGATCGAATGTCTGAATAGTCGGCTTATTAAGGATCTCCGCGACTCCGCTAATCGCGTTCCAGTCGGAGTTGACTTGGGCGGCTCCTGTTTGGTCTAGCTTTCCAGTAAGCGGATTAAAAACAAATGGCATAGATTACGACTTGGTTACAGATGTCAAATTATTTGAGCCGTCGTAAGTAAGCGTAAGAGTAGCAACAGTTGTTCCACCAGAACCTCCTGTCTTATACACTACGCCAGTAAGATTTGATCCTGTATAAGAGCAAGAAACATAATTATATGGAGGTATTTGAAGCCCAGCAATGGATGCCGTATTTGTCTTGATATTGGCAACGTCAGCCGCTTGAGGTGTCTCAATGCCGATAATCGTGTCTAGCTTGTTCTCAATAGATGCTAAATCTGCATCAACAGTAGCATCTACATTAACTTTTAGCTCTCCTCCTGCATTTACATTTAAAGGAACACGAGTAACACCATCAGGCCCAACCGCAACATCAGAGTTTCCACCACCTCCTCCTCCACCAGCATTGGTAGCATTCCAGATATTCCAAAGCTGTTCAGATTCGGTCGTTGCAGACCAATTAGCTAAACTCGCTGTAGAATTAGTATCTGGTACACTCATAATTTTATTTCACAGAAAACCTCCATAAATGGAGTAGGGGGATCGAACCCCTACCCCATTATAATTTAATTACTGAAGAAGACCAACAACGTACACATCACCAGTAATTGCACCAATGCGACCAGCGGTATCAGCCGTGGAAGCCTCAGTAACAAGCGAGGGATTGTAGTACGAGAAGGTCGTGGCAGTCTTGGAAATAACCGTAACGGTTCCGTTATAAGCGGCATTTCCAACAGACTGAACAACAACCGTTGCACCAGCGGTGATCCACGATGGAACACTAGCAACCGTAAGGGTGCTGATGTTTGCTGTGGTGGCACGATTGGTGGTAGCCAGAGCAGGGATAGCGGCAGTCGTAACGTTCACGCGAACGCTCTGAGTTGCGGCAGCTCCATTGCTAGGGATGGTCGTGGAAACAGGAACTTGACCAAGAACATAACCATTCGTCGCAGGGGTCAGAACGGTTGAGGAAAGGTCGCCTGTACCATTGATTGCAACAACAGGAGTCGCGGGAAGCGTTCCAGTTGCAATGTTCTGGCCTGTGGTTCCATTGTCGATGGCAACAACGGCTTGTGTGCCATTGGTTCCAGCGGCGTTAGTGTAAACCACAAACGAGGCGGTAGGAATAAACGTCTCAGAGTCAAGCTCAAGCTGACCAAGAGTGTAGGTTCCAGTTTTAGTGAAATCAACCGACAGAGGGCCGAAACGGACAACAGTCAGGTTGTTAGGGGTGGGTCGAGGAGTGGACATATTTTATTTTGTTAAGTTTTAGTAGTAACCGGGGGTGTTGTAAACAACGTTGTTAAGGGTATAGCTCACAAGAACAGTACCAGCAGTTGCCGCAACCGTGATGGCTGTGTACAACGGGCCGCTACCATTGATGCTAAACACACCAGTATAAGCAACGCCATTTACCGTAGCATTGCTTCCTGCTGGAGCAGTAATCGACCAAGTGATCGCACTTACAGGAATAGAGAAGCTAGAACCGCTTGCAACCGATTGGAAATACGGAGTCAACGGTTGCCCCGACCCTGCGTAAAGCAGGGCGGGGGCGTTGAGAACATCCGATGGAGCGTAATTAGATGGGTTCATCGAATTATTCGTTTATCGGATTAGATGGGCTGGCTAACCACGCTGGAACAAACGTAGCAATCAGGGGTGTATTGCGGCGTATAGTTCGGGGCGAGATTGCAAGGAGCAGGGATGATCAGACGGCTGGTGTTGAGCCTGTGAAGGATCGAGTGCATCAGCGTAGGATCTTGGAACTGCATACCCATACGGAACTGGTTCCAGAAGAAACCTTGGTCGCGCTTAATGTTGCACTCCCAATCAGGGTTCTTCCACTCCCAATCACCAGCATAGTTCTGCGTCATGCCTTGGGCTTCACCAAGACCGCTTTGGGAAGGGCTGATCCACTTGATCATGGCCTTGTTGACCCAAGGGTTAGTGATACCGAAGTCGGCATTGGCGAAGGCGGGGTTCTGGATGTATTTGCAACCCAACTCCGTAGTGACGGGGTAGTAGGGAAGAACACGAACCAGACGAGGCCAAGTGGTCGGATCGTTGGCGTTGAAGGTAGGCAGGGACGCATTGTACGTCCAATCCACATTCAGGCGAACACCGTTGATGTCTTGGCAGAAAGCGTAGTTTCCGATAACGCGATCAATACCAAGGGAGTATTGAAGCTGCTTGTCATCGAAATCACTAACGCTCTCCCACCATCCACCAGACTGCTTGGCATACTGCCAGAGCTGACGAAGGACGCGAGAATCAGGAACGATCACCTCAAGAAGAGGGCGACCAGCGGCCTCGCTAACGTCGAGACGATAGGCGTCATCTTCACGCTGGAGGTTGATGAGGATGTCATCAAGGGTATCAAGCGAGAGAAGACCGATGTTATCAAGCTGTGAAGCAGGAAGTTTCACATAGACATAGCCCATGTTGTAGCTTCCCTCTTTCGTTCCCTCAAAGGGCTGAACGATGAACATCTGATCGTCTTCAGCAACACAAGAGACAAGGCTCTGACCATTGCTTACAGGAACCCACTTGTGACCAGCACCACCGATCCAGTTGGAACGGGCGAACTCCTCATGGACGTTCTTGGTGATGTTGACATTGGTAGCCATGATGTGATCCATCTCCTCCTGTGGGAACAGGCGATACATGAAATCAGTAAGCTGATACCAATCGGTACGCATTGCCTTGGTGAAAAGGCTGAAGCTGTAGCTCTCAGTTCCGGGGTGAGCAATCGTCTCAAACTGGAAATCATCAGCATTCTGAACGCAACGTCCAGACTGAACTTCCTGCCAAGGCTGATCGGGGTTATACCATCCACGACCAAAGCGGAAAGCCTTCATCGTAGGGAGGGTGTTCAAGGGCCAAGTCTCAGTCTCAAGACGACCATAGTAAATACTGTTTATGCTCATCTTTTTGATAAAAAACGGATTGTAGTAGGTACGAGCCTCTCGAAAGAGGGTATCGACATCCTGACAACTCGAAAAAGTTATGCCATTCTGTGCCATATAATTAATTGTTTTAGGTTTATTGTGTGTCCCAAAAAGGATCGCTCCCTTTTAGAACACGGTTTAGTGTGTTTAGGGTTTGCGATCTGGCAACCATCGCTGTTGTTTTGATCACCCCACTATTCTCCAGTTTGGCAACCCGCTTATTATTTAATGTGGGTCGCTATCCCACTCGTTGCTTCCACCGAGAACAGTTGGCTAATCAAACCAACTAATCCAGAGTTATAATGTCAACGAACTATTAGGGATTTCCTAATAGCTCGTCAACATAAATTTTTATCTATTACGAAACTTGGCAAACAAACTAGCAGGAGTCCTTTCCTCTACTTCATTGGCCTTGCCAGCAGAAGAAGAACCAATGGTTCCATCTCCAGTTCCCGATCCTCTCATCTTTCTAATTGTATCTTGAAGTTCAGCTATTTGTTTGTCTTGGGCAAAAGAATATGCTTTTAACTTTTTATATTTCGAGCCTTGTGTCAAAACTCTTGTAATTTGCTCCGGAGCATAGTTGCTATTCTCGCGCAATGCGGCTTCAGCAATCATCTCATCTTCCGTTGTGTCATCATCAATGTTTTGTGATGAGATAATCTTAGCAATATCTTCTGAATACTTTACAGCATCATCAAGTTGTTGCTTTGCGGAGCTATAAGCATCCTGCCAACGTTTTCCGATTTGAGCCTTGTTCATTGATGCCCTACGAGCATTTTCCTCATCCGCTTGAGCTTTAGTTACTTCCCAATTTGCAATGGCTTGGCTACGAACTTCAATCTTATTAAGCACTTCATAGGCAGTAGAATTAAACTTTGCTTGTTCCATTGGCGAAAGATTCTCGTAAATATAATTAAGAGTCTGCTTGGAAATCTCGCGCTGTTTCGCCCTCTCAGAAGGATCTTGTGTTGTAAGAGATGCTTCGTATGCCTGAACAGCTTTAGAAAACTCCGTAAGACTTCCTTCGTCTTCTCCTAGAATTGTCTTAACCTGATTGTATCCATTAAGAATTGGCGCATCGTAGTTTTCTTTAAAGATAGGATCAGCAGGAAGATTCAAGAAAGCATTGGTCTTGCGTAGTTTTTCTAGATCATTTGCAAGTGCCTCTTCACGCTCCTGCTTTTCTTTAAGCGTTTGCTCAAGCTGTTTGCGAACTTCTTCAATTTCCTTCTTGGTTCCACCATCATCTAGCTTGGAGCGAAGGTCTTGGATTTCCTTCTCGTACTCTGGAACCTTTTCCAAACGAGCCTTTAGTTCAGCAGTTTCCTTGGCAAGTTGCTCATTGGTTTGCTTTAGGGATTTGATATAGCCACCCTTTTTCTCATCATCAACAGAGGATGCTTTGATTTCTGGCTCTGGCCTATTATCTTCAGCATCGCGCTTGGCTTGCTTTTCCTCATCAATCTTATCTTGGTATTGATAAGAATCTTGATTTAACTTTTCAGCCATTTTTTTAAACAAGTCATTTGGATTTCCCTTGGGGGCTTCCTTGATCTCGGACTTGAAAAAAACGTCAGCTTGTTTAACAGCGGCATCCCTTGCGGCTTTATCAGCAACAGATGCGGCGGTTAGGTTCGGGTTTTGTGTGTGGTCTGCTACGGCTGTTTCGGACATATGGGTTGTGGTTGTATGTGGTTACTTTCGCAAATTCAATTCATCTTCAGTCAATGAAATATCAAGGTCTGGATCTAAATCTAAATCATGGGTTGCAACTTTTGTAACTGTTGCTTGCTGTCTTTCAACCTCATTAAAGGAATTATCTTTGGCTTCTACGGCATAATCCTGCAATGCGCGGAATACTGCTACAACAGTAGCATGATCATATTTTACCAGATCCTCATAAACAGCGGTTTTTAGTTCGCTGTATCTTTTATCATTAATAATTGCGGCGGCTAGGTTTACGGTATTTATATCAGCCATTTTATAGTTCCATTTGCGGGTTGCTTTGTGTTGCTTCCTCAAGAGAAGGTTGTGGCATCATCTCTTGAGTGTTCATTTGCATTTCTTGTTCATTTTTCTTCTGCAAAATTGTTGCATCATTAGCGGCTTTTGCTCTGCGAATCTGGATTTCGTTAGCGGCTTTTGCCCTCTTGGTTGCAAGGTCAGTTGCCGTTTTCTCCATTTGGTTTGCCTCACGAAGTTGAGCCTTTGTTGCCAATGCTGCAAGTTTAATATCTTCCTTCTTCTTGAGGGAGTCGGTCTGGATGGCCTCTTTAGCAACCATTGCTTGCAGCTTGATGGTCTCAGGATCTTGCTGCCCTTGGTTGCTTTGTTGTTGCTTGGCTTGTGCCATTTGAGCAACTTGGCTACCGAGTTCATCAACTCCACGCTGGAGCATTTGCATTTGCTGACCAAATTCTTTTACCATTCCCTTCTTGGAAGGATCATTTTGGATAAAGCCAAGGTGAGCAACAAGGTGTGGGCCTTTGAAGCGCATGAGGCAAGCGTATAGGTCACGGAGAAGTTCAAACGCTTCATCATCAACAAGGGCTTGCGCTTGATTGGCGTTAGGATTAATTCCCATTGATTGCATGACTTGCTGTGCTTCCTGCAAGGAAACCATTGAGTCCTGCATATGACCCTTAAAGTGTTCGATATGATTCTGATCGGGATACACACGGAAATTTGCAGGGTTTCCTTTAGGATCAGTCATTCCAATGTTTTCCATTGAGATGATTCCCTGTTCATCTGGAATATCGACCTTTGTTTGTTGGAAGTAACGACCAACATTTTGCCTTCCGTTAAGTGCGGCAATCGCATCAGTAATGGCATTGGCCTGACCTTCATTCATTGGAGTCATACCAGTAAGTGCAACGGTTTGCTGTGCCGCCATCAGCTTGTAGGAAGGGCTTCCAGAACCAGCAAGCATATTGCTCTCAAGAGTTTCAATATTCTCCCACTTCCACGCTTCCTTTGGAACGCCATTCTGTTCCATAAACTCAACAAACTGCTCTTTGAGCTTGTATCCATTTCCACCCTTAGTGGTGTTGCTCATTCTCTTATACAGAAGACGCAACCAACGGGTTTGGTTATCATTAAACCTACGAATTTGTGTTCCTTGGAGCTTTGCAGATTCAGCCGCATCAAGTTCAGCTTCTCCTTTGGTGCGTTGCTTGCCGCCCTTTGTGGTCTGACTAATATTGTATGCACCGATTCCACGATACATATCAGCTTGATAGTATTGCATTCCTGCAAATAATTCATTAAGCGGAACGCTAAGATTTACTTGGGCTGGCTCAACATCTTGTGGCAGAATCATCCAAGGTTGCCATTCCATTTGCTTTAGCTTCTTTGTTGCTTCAGCAGTACCACCTTTAAGCATCAGTCGGGTGCTCCAATCCATTGCATCAAATGCACGATTCATGTGGATGTCGTAGGCTCGGCATTGAATAAAGACAGATTCAGCTAATCCTTGGATCTCATGCCAGATTCCACTTCCTGTAGAGTCGCACATTGGAGCGATAATATCAGCCCAACCATCTCCATCTTTTTCTACCCAATCTTTGCGGTAATAAAGGAATCCAGTTTGGTCACGATATTCTTCTTCCGTAAGGTCTTTGCGTCCGTTCTCTTTGTAACCAAGAACAAGTCCCCCGTAGTTCTGAAGTAAGAGCATTTTGGAAATGCTTCCGTTAAACTCCATAATATACAACTCATAAAGCTCAATACGAAGAGTATAAAGACGAGAAAGATTTAGGTTTCCACTGGCAACATCGCGCAACCATTCGGTATTGGTATATGTATTGCGATAGTTGGTAGTGAACATCCGAAGGGCATCAACACAAGCCCAAAAGTTCCAGCCCATGTCTGTAGCATATGCCCTAGCTTTTTCTGGATCTTCCTCCCCGCCAGTAATCTTGAGCCAGAACTCAAGGGGGGTGTACGAACGTTTAATACAAATCTCACCCAAGTTCGTGAGGTCTGCATACGTTTTATCTGGAATTAGCACATTAGAATTATGAAAGCTCTTGGTGGGCCAACCATCACGATCTTCTGCAATCTCAAAGCCCTTTCCATAAAGCGTCATTTCCTCAACGTCTAGTTCTACGTTGTAGTTGTAGCTATTCCAAGAACGTAGCATCCGATCAAATCCAATACTAATTAAATCACTCCATTGTTTCTTTTCTGTAGGATTACCAAGTTTGGTGGTAATATTTGCGGCGGTATTGCGCTCCATAACCATGTCCACAAAAGAAGACTTCTGGTTATCAACAATAAACTTCATTTGACGGAACGGGACATTGCTCATTCCAGAAAGCTGACGAGAAGCTACTTGGCTGTAATCGGTCGGGGGGAAACCTTTATAGCATTTGTAGATGCGCCCCCATTTACGCTCACGACCAGCATTATCCAATCGAAGATTCCAACAAATAGTAAAAGCTGAATTGGCATCACGAACCCTGCTTGAAGGAGCAACGCCATTGGAATTTACATTGTTGAATCCCCATGTGGAAACTCCTTCTGCTTGAACTGGTCGTTTAGATTTTGCCATTTTAGCCTATTGCTTGATTAAGTGCTTGTCTGCGCTTTTGGCAAGCGGTGCAACCTTTTGCGGTTTGCTCAAGGTTTGTCTTAACCCCGATGCTTGCTGCAACACGATCACCAAGACTAGCAAACGAATGAATTACGCTTGCCACCTTGTCTCCTGCTTCTTGCCAACAGTATTGGCTGGGCATCCTACCGCAAAGTTGCTGTTCGATCAAGTAAAGTAAATTTTCTGGCACAGAAACATTATTTACCTTCATATCGCTTTCTACACGATTTGCGAATTGATTACCAAAAGGTATATCCATTCCGTTGACACGATAGGCATTGCCCTTATCGTCGCTATATTCATACCAGAGTCCACCGGGTATAGGCCCGTTCTTGTCTTTTAATCTCATAGGTTGCTTGTCTTTCTTGCCTTCTTGTAGAAATTTTGTCAATCTTTTTACTCATGAATTACAAGGGATTGAGTTTAGAGCATCCGCAGGACACAACATATGGACTTCAGTTTTTAGAAAGTTCACCACAATTTGTTCGTGAGCTTGTTGCATATCGTCTCACTCGTGGAGAGTTTGGTCGGCGTGAGCGTATTAAGATGGGAATCAAAATGGATCAATGCGGATTGCTATCTCCCGCACAGCACATGGTCAATGCTTTCCAATTGATTTACGGCAACGATGTATTGCTCCATTCTCAAGGAATCCCAAACAATTATGCGCTAGACATCATTGATTTGTTTTGCAACGAGAACGATTGGGGTATTGCAGGGTGTGCATCTAGCGGAAAAACGTTTTCTGTTGCGGCTTGTATCGTTGTTGATTGGCTTTGCGCTCCAGATTACACAAGCACCTACGTTGCTTCTACATCTCTGGACGCATCTGAGGATCGCTTGTGGGGCAAAGTATGCACATTGTATCGAATTGCCATGAGGAACATACAGGCGCAACATGGCAAGGATGCCTCTATCGGTAATCTGGTAGAGTATCGAAGAATGATTGTTTTTGAATCTATTGATACTCGTGACAGCGAAAGAGATTATACAAATGCCATAAAAGCCTTGGCTTTCCCTCGCGGAGGAGAGGGTAAGCGGTCTGTTGAGAACACAAGGGGTCGTAAGAACGCTAGGATGCGTCTATTTCTTGACGAATTGGCCGAAATGGATCTCTACGCCCTAGATACTCGCGTGAACCTTGGAGCCAATCCTGACTTCATATTTGGAGGCATGGCAAACCCATCCAATACCGCCAACAACCCCCATACGGAACTATGCCAGCCAGACGATCCGATGGAATGGGACGCTGTAAACCGCTATACAAAGAAATGGAAGACCCGTACTGGCGTAGCATTGCACCTTTCTGGAGAAGATAGCCCAAACTTCCAAGTTCCTGATGCAGAAATCCCACCTTTTGATCGGTTTTTGACTATAGAGGGTGAGGCGGCCACCCTTAAAAGGTGTTATGGCAATAAAAATGCCCTAGAATACTGGCGAAATGTGTACGGATGGTGGCCTGATTCATCTGTAGAACTCACAATCTTCTCAAAACAGTTTATCCAAGGGTGTGATATTGGCTGGGAACCAGTATGGAGCAATAGAACAAAGGTGGTTTGTGGCTTTGACCCTGCATTTACAGCAGGGGGAGATAGATGTGCCGCTTCTTTTTGCCGATTTGGGCCTAATGATACTGGTAGAAGCCTTGGTTATTACCTTGGAACTAGAGAATACACTAGTTCTGTAGGAGAAGTTTTTGAAGAAAGCATTGCAATGCAGATAGTTAAGGATTGCTTGGAGTACGGAGTCCATCCTAGAGACTTTGGTTTGGATATATCTGGTGACGGAGGCAAGATGATGAGGGCAATTATCATCGAATGGAGCAAGTTCCATCCAGAGGCAATGTTTGTTTTCCCTATTTCCTCTATGGGTATGCCCACCGAAAGGAAAATCTCCAACCTTGATCGTAGGACTTGCAAAGAAGCCTATGATCGGCTGGTTACTGAGTATTGGTTTGCCGTCCATACTGCCATGTCCACCCGATCCCTTGTGGGGATTGACTTGGAACGCCACTCCCAAGTGATCAATGAATTATGCTCTAGGCTGTACCAGCACAAAGGCAGGAAGGTTTCTGTTGAGAAGAAGACTGAGATGAAGCAACGCATCAAGAAGTCTCCCGATTTGGCTGACTCCTTGACTTATGCCGTAGAAATGCTCCGAAGGGCAGGGCTAGAATTTACTTTTGAAGAGGAAACAGAATCCTTGGACATCTTAGAGATTCGTGACTTTGAGAATAGGCTGATTAAAAATAGGCGCGATGAAGAAGATCCTACAAGCGAAGAAGATATGAGCTATGCCGGAATGACCGCAGATGAAGATGGATTTGGCATTTGACATTTGCGGAGATTCTATGGCATATTCACCGCATCTGAATGATTGCGCCATTCTGATCCCATAATTTTCCTTAGCGAAACAAAGGGCCGTCAAGTGGCGCATCACTTGGCGGCCCTTGCCCGTTATAGCAAGTGAGGATGGGCGTGAACTCGTACCACGATGATCCAACAACAACGGCTTTGGAGAACCAAAACTCTTTACCCGTTTGAGAAGAGGAGAAACACCCTGCCTTTATTTTTAAACCTCTCGAATTCGAGGGGTTTAGAATTGGAGGGCAGTAGTTTCTTTTCCTTTCTGACAGGCTTTCCCATATGGCTATGGGGGGATCAGGGGGTGTTTGCTTTACTCTTTGCTTTTCTTTAGCCTTGGGATATGTAGTTTGATTCAGATGAAATCCCTTCTAAAGCAATTCATAGGCATTATAGCCTATCTCAATGGATATTGCCCCTCTTGCTGGAAAGAATTAAACACTTGCACTGGTTCAGCTTGCCATGTATGCAAGGTCGCAGGATACATCAAACCACAAAAGATTTGGCAAAGGTTTACATCATCAATCTAATCTAAAATCTATGACTCCAGAAACCGATGCCGCAAAAATTTGGAGTGAGGCATACTATTATGGTTTCAATAAATACATTTCTGGAAGCAAAGAACACAAATCACAATTCTGGACTGCTGGTGCTGCATGGTATGCCAAAAATCTGAGAGACGAACAACTGGATCTCATCAGTTATCTGCACCACCTTTCTGAACGAATCAAGCTAGTTGAGCTATTGGCAAATATGATGGAAGAAGAAGAAATTTCCTTGCGTGATGCAAGCCACCTATTGAAAAGCCTTGTATCCGATAGACCTCCTCAATCTTTGCCACATCAATCAAATGACTAAAAATCCTGTCGGGGCAGTTGTTGTTTCCGATCTCCATTGCGGTTCTTCAGTAGGCTTGTGGCCTGATAATCACATCACATCTACTGGCAATAAAGTTGGCCTTGGCAACAATCTTCACCAACGATGGCTTTGGCAATGTTGGAACGACATCCAGAAGAAAATAAAAGATCACTTTAAGGGAGATCCATTTGCCTTAATTGTAAATGGAGATTGCATTGAAGGTAGGCATCATGGAACTACAGAGGTAGTTGTATCTTTAAATTTTGACCATGCCCTTGCCGCCATTGAGTGTCTAAAGCCACTAGCCAAACTTGCTTCAGTAACCTATATGACGGCTGGCACAGAATGCCACGTTGGAGATTGGGAAAAAATGATTTGCAAGGAAATCGGTGGCAAATGGCTAGGAGACAAAGGGCTTGTTGAAATGAACGGAACGCTCATGGACATTGCCCATCATATGCCTACAAGTGCTAGGGCATACCTAGAGGCAGGAGCAATGTCTATAACGATGGGCAACGCTCGACAGAATTACTCTCGTGTTGGTCATAGGGTTCCAAAAATATATTTAAGAGGCCATAGGCACACGGGAGGACTTTTTAATGATGGATCAGGCATATTTATGGTCACACCAGCTTGGCAACTTTTGACACGATATGGTCACAAGGTAGTCGGAGATTCAATATGCCGACCCGGATTTGGGATTATAGATTGGCGTGGATGCGCTAAAGGAGAATTACCAGCAACCAAACTTAAATTATACGAGCCAAAGGAAACAAATCCTTTTCAGACATGAAAAAAGGATATACCAGAGAAGATGGCAAAATATTCTGGTCTTATGACAAAAAAGCTAAAAATGGGGAATATTGGGTAACGCCAGAAAGATTTTTATCTCTTATTGAAAATAAAAAAAGGCATGAAAAAAATAGGGTTAGAGATAAAGAAAAAATGCATTTCTATAAAATATCTTGGAGAAAAAATAATATAGAAAAAGCAAGATTAGCACAAAGAAATTGGAATAGATTAAATAAAGATAAACTAAACTCAATTTACGCAAAAAGAAGATCACGAATAAAAAATGCAATTTTGATGTTACATAAAGATCAAGAAAAAATTATTAATGTTTTATATTCTGCGTGTCGAAGAATCTCTAAATGCATTGGCATAATTCATCATATTGATCACATTCAACCAATTTCAAAAGGCGGCTATCATATTCACACAAATCTCCAAATTTTGCCAGCAACCATTAACTTAAAAAAATCAAATTATTATGAGCCAAAAGAAAATAAACCCATCTGAATCTGAACTGCGTAATTCTGCTTACGACTGGATTAATAAAACAGAAGAATATACAGTAGAAAATGTTCCTGAAGGTTGGCTTACTTGCCAGCAAATCTGTGAATTAAAAAACATATCTACAGGGCAAGCAGAAGTATTGGTAAAAAAGATGGTCAACAATGGAGAATGGCAAAAGAAAAAATTCAGGATTAGAATAGGCGGGGCAGGGGTAAAGCCAGTTATGCATTATACTGGAAAATGAAAAAACCATCCGAATACTATCTAGATATAGGTATTTGGAGATCAGGATGTTGGATTGTTTATCCTGTCAATAGAAAACAAGCAGAGGAATGGTTAAACAATAAATTTAAGTCTAATGATCCCTTTGAAGTTCCTTCTCTTGATACAGCACAAGCAGTCTCTTTAAACTATAGCCCTTTCTTCATATTCCTCACAGAATGGAAATTTGATGCAGAGAATATAGCAGTTCTAACGCATGAATGTGTCCACGTTGCCAATTATATTCTTGATAGATGTGGCGTAAAAGAAAAGGAATCCTGCGACGAGGCATTGGCATACCTAGTCGGCTACCTTGTAGAGAGCTTTCTAAAAGCCCTTACAAAGAAAATTTAAGCAAAGGTCAGAAGATCACTTTGATGATGAGCAATAAGCTGAAGGATCGCCTTTCCCTCATCAGTAGCAACGTGGCCCGTTCCTTGGCACTTCCAGCAAGGCTCTCCTTGACCTTCATCGTACCAATCGGTTCCTGTACCACCGCACTCATTGCACACCTTTTCAAGTGTCATCTGTTTGAATAGATTATTCATACAAACTCTCCATTGACGGATTTTTTTATTCCTGTCAACACTTTTTTACAAAATAAATGAAACAAAAAGATTTGCTAGATAAAGCCAAGGAACTCGCTAATCTTGGAGAAGACTATGGAGCAATCGTTGGACAGCTAGAGGCAAACAACCAGCTTTTGCTTAAACACTATGTACTCAACCTTCCTGAAGAACTTGCCTGTAAAACAATTTATGGGAAAGTCGCGTGGGCAAATAGGGAGAATGTCCCTAAAGGCAGGGGAAGGCCACGCAAATAATACCCTTTGGTGTAACGGTAGCACATCGCCCTTTTGCCGAATGGTGTAACGGTAGCACCGATCCCTTTGGAGGATCTTGTCTAGGTTCAAATCCTAGTTCGGCAGTTTTTCCCTGCGTAAGTTTTTGTTTGGCTATGACAATTGGGACACAATAATTGTTTCATATCGGGTATAATTCGTCGCCACAGACGAGTAATGTGACATATCGGGTGTAGTATCGTCGTTTATGGCGAATAACGCACTAGCTATGGTGCCGTGCATGGTTTACAAAACCTTGACATAACTGCAAACATGTGTAGAGTTTGTAACGCAGTCCAATGTTCCAAGGTAGGCGAGAAGGTCTCCAAAACCATCTGGCTTGGTTCGATTCCAAGGGGCTGTGCCAATATCTCGCGGGGATCTTCGGTGAACCGCTGTCCCAAGGACACGCCGCAAGGACTCTAAGGGTGCTTATCTCGGGGGAGGCAATGAGGGGGAATCTTGATCGGGTGTGACCCAATGGGTAACTGGTCTTGAATCTAGCGACCTGATCCTCCTCCGACCTTTTTCAATCACCGATTCGTACAGTGGAAGTATCCCGCCATAGCGGGAGACGGAGTGTTCGATTCCTCCATCGGCTGATTGTTTATCCCCTGCGCTCAAATTCACCCATGAGGGGAATTTCACAGCACGAACTTAAACAAGTAATGTTTCCATCATGCGACATATTTGCCGATTATGTAGCGTAAAGTTTACATTGCACACTACACTTCCCGTGTGTATCGTGCACAATTTGTTTACCATTCCTAGACAGATATGGACAAATGTAGGGGTTTTGTAAGAAAAACTGCCCACTTTTTCTTACAAGAGTTATTTTTTAGTAGTAATAACCATTGTTGTGTGGTAATTATGATCTGATGAGAAATGCCGATTTGCTGGAGTGCGAAATGGTTTCATTGAATAGTGGATGCCCATATTGCCAATCCAACATTGATTCATGGTACGGACTTGGCTTGTCGGTTTATGATTGCATGTCAAAAGAAACTATAGATGGGAAAATCCAGCAAAGCGATCTATGCAAAGATAAATGTAAGCATCTGGATTAAAGCAAATAGTACGCAATCAATAGAATCCAATGGTTCTCTGATTATACCCGATAAGGAATAAAATGGCCTATATGTCAAAAACTACCCCTTTTCGGGTATAAGCTTTGTCTTGTCATCCAACCCATATCTTTTATCCTTACCCTGCCAGTAACAACAAACCAAACCTAACTATGTCCAACAAAGAAATCCTACAAGAAAACGAAGAACTCAAAAGAATCATCATCAACATCGTAGAGTCCCTGTCAGAGATCCTACACTACGTCCATGACGTTATAGAGATTGATGACGAAGAAGTTGATGAAGAAGTTGAAGAAGATTGCTGTTCCTCCTGCGGTAAGTAATCTCCATATCTAACCCCCTTTTGGTTACAACTTGACGGGTTGTGGGGAAGCCAAGAGGGGGTTTTTTTATTGCCCTGATTCCTCGCCCTTCTCAATCCCAAATGTAGCATTCTGCCACATTCTTAGCTGACTGCTATTAAAATGCTTTATAGACCCATCCTTGCTCAAACAAACAGTCCATACGTCATTCTCAAACATCCCACTACTCTCCACATAGATTGCATACCCATCGCCCATAGGCGTTACCACAGGCATAGGATGCCTAAACTCGTGGATCACTTTAAGAACGTCAGCTTGTAAATAGTAGAATCAATCAATGCCGCAATCTCATCCACCATATTCTGAATCTCACTCTCATCACCCAACACATACCTCCCCTCCTCCAGAACAAGATTCAGATACACCAGATACTCCAAAGCATCCCTATGCTCAGTCACCTCTACAACCTGATCAGGGTAATCAATCAGCGCACCATGCTTGCCCTGCCACGCCTCAACCACCCCATCAACCAAGTCAGGCATCCCCTGATAAAACCCTTGCAACGCCTTATGTTCAGAATAACTCATGCTCCTCAAATGCAACACATGGGCAATCGTAGCTGAGTTCAGTAAGGTAATAAGCAGTTCGCCTTCAGTCATAGTCAAGCCACGCTACAGGCCATTCTTGCGTCTGTAAAGCCTATTTTAGAATATATCCTAATCCAACATATCCTACTTTAGATTATATCTTAATTCTACAAGGATCTTTCAATAGAGGAAACTCCAGAATAGGGATTTTTTTTCATTGGGGCATGTCGCATATACGTCCCAAAATTTCTAGGGGTGTTGGTAGGGGCGCCACCCGTAATAGATTCCTTAGTATGGGAGAGCCTAGCGTTCTAAGGATCGTTTGGGGCTGGCTGATCTTCGCTGACGATCTCCGCGTCAATTACGGTGGAAGCATCTCGCAACGTTGGAGTGTGCGGGACTGATTGCGACTGACCAAGTTGAGTGGCAGGGCCGGAAGACTTGCCGAGTGACACGATCATCAGGAACGGATTGCTTGCCTGCGGTTGCCTGTCTTGAAACCTATCCCCTGACATAATGTTATCTTCCTTTAAAGCGTCCATTTTACTAACTAACTTAACAACACGCCTAACATTGCCCTCCTTGTCTACCTCTTCCCTTACTTCCTGCACTAGATCGCCATCAACTTTCCCGCTCGACAGATCAGCCCTCAAACACCTAGCGAGCCAAGCGCGCTTTTCATTGGCAGTGAGAACCATTTCACCGTGTTGTTTCTCTCTCAGTTTAGAAACAAAGGCTTTTATACGTGGCTGTTTTAAAAGCTTGCATCCGTAACTTGAGGCATCGTCGATTCTCCCTGAGCTGATTTTGTAACCAGCTTTCAAAACTGATTGCCCAATTGAGAGCCCGTCCAAAATATGAGCTTTTACGAAAGATATTTGACGCTTGTTTAGGTGTGGTCTGCTTGTTTGAGGCATCGGGGCTTTTTACCTTGTATCATTCACCTTGTCAACCTGTGCCCCTTCGCTTCGCTCCGGGGTGACTCGGCTTCGCCTCGCCCCTTCGGGGTTGGCTTCGCCAATCGGAGGTTGTTTGATTTGCTGGGATAGGGTGAGAGACTAGGAAAGCAAAGGAGCGAAGAGAGTAGCTTTCAGCCTTGAGCTATGAACTAAGGATTATACTTCGATTGTATCCACCTCACGGGAAACGTGTCAAGACTTTTCCACTTGTCTCTTTATGTCGTGCTGTTGTCTTGCCTTTGTCTTACTGGGTAAAATATCTTACAAGGCGCAACGGCTGGAGGCTGATTCTATGGGCATGAAAAAAGATTAAAATATCTTTTGACATTCTTGTAGTGCTATGGCATGATGATTCCCGTGATGAAGATCACAAAAAAAGCAACCAACACCCAAGCCAACACCAAAAGGAGACACCATGACAACGACAACCGAAAACCCATACGGGGTGAACTGGTCGAATATCGACCTTGATTCCCACGAAGCCGGATATTCCATCATTGATGACTATACGTTCGAAGATTTGCTATTAGAAGTTAATTGCAATCTTCCGACGATTAACGAGGCGACAATCATGCGCCAGTTTGAAGACGCACTTCAATCTCGCATCCATTCCGCTCGTGAAGCAATGCGCGACAATCTTGCAAACATTGCAAGACACGCGCAAGCATACAGGAACCAAGATTAAACCACAAAAGGAGAAAACACCATGAAAACACGTAGAGACTATATTGATGGAAAAGTTACCTTTTCCGAGTATTACGCACAATTCATCACGCCCGAACTTGTCAAAGCGGTCACGGACAAAATCGGGATTGATAAAGTGAAGGGTTCAAAAGATCCACACTTGAACGACATCCCTTTAAATAAATGGGATAATCTATTCCAAGATTACAACTTGAAAAAGGGAATTGCCCTAAAAATGCAGGAATCGGGTGATTATCTCTCTATGGCGGGAGCCGTTTGCACCGCGAAGGAATGCGCCCGACTCCTTGCCGCTTAATCTTTACAAAATCCCTACCATGTATCACTACAACAACCAAAAAGAAGTGCGAGCCGCATTCTGGGAAACTTTCCCAGACCTAGAAGAGAAGGCCCGCAGGAATCGCACCTTTTCCAAGGGTCAGAACGCCCAAACCGCAGATTGCAAAATGACCTTTTGTGACTGGGTGGAAAGCCTGTCCCGAAACGTGCAAATCAGTGAAAAACTCGCCCAAAATGTCACCCTCTAATCCTATGAACCACGAAAAATCCCCAGCCCTTCTAGCCTACCAGCGCGAAAAGCAGATCAGGAACCTTGTGACGCTTTGCGCCGTGTTCCTTGCCATTCTCGCGGCCCTTGTCGCCCGTCTCGCCTACCTTGCCAACAACTGACACCCAACACCCAGAAAAAATGAACACAGAAAAAGCAACCGAACGCGCTACAATGACAAACGCCGAACAAATTGAACGCCTCGCGCATGAACTAGAGCAGGATGCCGCTTTCTATTTCAAAAACTCCGAAGACATAGCGGACCCCCTCGCCATGATCGAAGCATTGCGGACCGCGTTGGAAATAATCCACAAAGCCGAAAAGTGGACCAAAATCACAAACTAAACCACGCACACCATGACCACGCAAACCACACCAGAAACGCCCGTAAACGCCCCACAATCACTTCCGATCATCCCGACAGGTGAGCATTGGCAAGTGATACCGCCGCCGCCTCTAAGCCTAGAGGAACGCTTGCAACGCATCATCAGCTTGTGCGAGCAGTCCGAGAAGCTTGCCAGAGAAATCGCCGCGTCACTTTAACCCCCGCCGACCATGAGCAAAGCACAGCAACTCACCCTGCACCTTGTTTGCATGATCCGAAACCCGAAGGCATGGCGATTCTATGCCCAAGGAATAGGCCGAGCTTTAACCCTTAACCCAAACGCATGAAACCCGATACAATAACAATAGTAGAAGAAGAAATGACGGATGAACAGTGGCAAGAATATTGCCAAAAGATCGTTGAAGATAATTGCCGCAAGATAAAGGAACAACACGCTAACCGCAACTCAACCGCACCTTGGGAAAAATGAACGATAAACAAACAATCTTTGACCCGTCAAACCCTTGGGAAGATCAACTTGTATGCATTTCTTTAGAAAGATGCCTTAAGGATAGAAAAACATGGATTGAAATCCACAAAAAACAAATTGCAGAAGGAATGGACAAGCAATTTGACCTTGAAGATGAACTAGAAATATTTAACGCATTAACACTTGTCCTTTACCATTACAAAGGAAGATAAATAAATGAAACCAGATAGCACCACCCTGCAAGAAACCGCCGCATTATTGGCGAACATCGAGCCGCTTCTATCCACCGAGATACGAACCGCCGAGCATCACGGATTAGACCAGATCAGGATCAGTGTCCCACGTGCCAGAGAGATTCACCGCATGGTAATCATTCTTGAAAAAAGGCTTAAAAACATCCTTGCAACAACCGCCGCCGCCGACAATGCTACCGACCGACGATTAAACGCAATCTTTGACCTTAACTGAAGCAACAATGAACGAAGAACAAAACAAACGACTGGACGAAATCGCCGATCAAATCCGAATTCTTGCTTTGGAGGTACAACTTCTTTGCGAAAGAATGGATGCCGCCGAGAAACAAGAACAACAATACAAGAAAGCAATAGAATCCCTATGAAATACGATTACACTTGCCATAACGAGGAATGCGAAAGCGATTTCGAGGTGGATTTCACCCCCGCAACACCAGACCGATTCATGAATGGACGCTTTGAAGATGCCGAACAGGGAAGTTCTGCCGAAGTATATCCCCGTGAATGCCCTGATTGCGGTAAAGAAGTTGACATTGAAGAAGTAGAAGAGGCTTGCAACTAATAACAACATGAACCCATTTACCCGCCCCTGCATCCCCTATATCTGGATCATGCTTGACAACCTAAAGAGAAAAGGACTCATCGGGAATCCCCGATTCAAAAAAAGCATTTACCCCGTAAAAAAACCCTAAAATACCCTTGCAAATGATAAACGCTCGTGCAAGAATCCAAGCTCATCTTAACCACTGGAACATGACAACCACCGAAACAACCGCCGCCGACCCTGTAACTGAAACGCAAAAAGATAAACATTCTTTCTTGGGTTTGTATATTGATACACAACTCAAAAACAAGATTGCAGAAAAGGCAAAAGAAGAAGATCGCTCAATGAGTAAGTTCGCTTCACGGGTTTTCATAAACTATTTTGAGAATCAACAATGATTCAAAATCCTGAAAGATTGAAGATTGGAACTCGTCGCGACGACGGGATGATTCTTGCTGGCTATCAAGGCAAGAATAAAAAAGAATGGTGGACTACTCCCGAAAAGTTTCTTCAGCTACAGGAAAAAAGAAAGCAATACAGGAAATCTTTCAAAGAAAAAAATCCTTTGTATTTTTTGGAATGGCAAAAACAGAACAAAGAGAAGTGTTCTGAATACGGAAAAAAATGGTATTTTGCAAATCCTGAAAAGGTTAAAGCAAAAAAAGAAAGATATAAAAACGAAAAGCCGAATTATGGGAAGGAATATCAATACAAAAGACGCAATTCTGATTCTTTGTATAGAATATCCTCTAACATAAGAAGCATGATTTCTAATTGCTTGAAAGAAAAAGGATTTAAGAAAAGACCAAGAACACAAACAATTCTTGGATGCACATTTAAGGATTTTCACAATCACATAGAAAACCAATTCAAAGAAGGAATGACATGGCAAAATCGTAATCTCTGGCATCTTGACCACATCATTCCATTGGCATCTGCTAAATCTGAAAAAGAACTTATCAATTTGAATCACTACACCAACTTTCAGCCCCTATGGGCTTTGGAAAACATGAAAAAAAGCAACAAACTTCAATACGCCGCATGAGTCCACGATTCTACGCAAGCGCAATTTTGATTTCAATTCTTGTAACCCTAGCCATAATCTTTCGATGAAAGAAGGACTCTACTATAATATCAACCAGAAGAGAAAGCGCATCGCCGCAGGATCAGGGGAGAAGATGCGAAAGGTAGGATCTAAAGGCGCACCCACCGCCAAGGCTTTCCGTGACTCCAAGAAAACCGCGAAGAAGAAATAACTATGGCTAAATCACCAGCATGGCAGAGGAAGGAAGGAAAATCCGAGAAGGGAGGCTTAAACGCCAAGGGCCGAGCATCCTACAACAAAGCTACAGGAGGCAATCTAAAGCCCCCTGCTCCTAATCCTAAAACTAAAGCAGATGCAGGACGCAAGGCTTCCTTTTGCGCTAGGATGAAAGGCTTAAAATCCAAACTGACAAGTGAGAAAACAAAGCGTGACCCCAACAGCAGGGTGAACAAAAGTTTGAGAGCTTGGAAGTGCAACTAAGATGAAAACACATATTTCTTGCAGTAATTCAGCTACAAGAGAACCAAACCCAATAACAACCACGAAACATGACCATCGCTCAATTAAACAAACTAGCCCAAGAGATCGCAAACCTTCTTGGAGACCTCGACGAAGCCGCCCTCATCAAAGTCCTTGACTTTGTGAAAGCCGCCGCCGAGCCAGCCGCCGCTGAGTAATGCTTCCTGAGATCATTAACCAGATCCGAAGCAATATGCAGACCAACAAGAACCACACAATGGTTGACACTCGCAAGATGTCACCCGTCAAAAAGGCCAAAATGAAGAAGGAACTCACAACTCCTGAAACTAAAGGCCGAAAGCCCCGAACAAAAACCAAACGAGGCTAAAAAAGAACTGGCTAGGGAGCCATGAACTAACTCCCTAGCCAGCATTAGCAGTCAAGCAACCACGCAGGAACCGCACATGAACAATACAAATACATTAGCAATTAGTCAACCATCCATGACTGATATGCAAAGCATGGCATTAGCCATTGCAAAGTCAGGCTTGTTTGGGATGAAAAGCCCCGAACAAGCACTCGCATTAGGACTCCTAGCCGTATCAGAGAACAAGCCATTTGCCAGCATTTGCGCTGAATATGACGTGATACAAGGCCGACCCGCTTTGAAGAGTCAGGCTTGTTTGGCAAGGTTCCAGCAAGCAGGGGGAACGATCCAATGGATCAAGCGCACCGACAAGGAATGTGTCCTTGAGGGGAAGCACCCAGCAGGGGGAACTCTCCAAGTGACTTGGACAATGGACAGGGCAAACGCCGCAGGATTAACTGGCAAGCAGAACTGGAAAACCTATCCTTGCGCTATGCTGTCGGCCCGTTGTGTCGCTGAAATGGTGCGCGCCCTGTATCCCGCTTGCTTGAATGGGGTGTATCTTGCCGAGGAAGTGCAGGATTTTGATGCCAAGCCATTGCGTATTGAAAGGCCCGTAATCACCGCCGCACCCGAATCGGATGTCATCACCGCCGATGTAGTAGAAAGCGAACCAGAGGAGGCTTTAGAGGCTCCCAAGGAGCTTCCTAGTACGCCTCTCACTATGCTCCAAAGCATGATGTGGAGTGATGAGATCCCTGATGCTCATGTCATTCACTTCTTGATTGCCAAGAAAGTTCCCAAAGTCACCAAGACAACACTTCTTTCATCGGTTGATGAGAAGGTAATTGAACGCTGCATTGCCAAGTGGGATGACGTAAAGAGCTTTAAGCCAATCCTGTAATATGATTACCCAAAAAGAATTTGATAATTTTTGCATGGAGCCACCACCCAATGACTGAAGAAGTAATGGAGAAGTCCATGACAAGGAGGCCAGAAGTTGGGCTAAACGATGAATGCGTCGAAATAGCTAGTCGTGCTTTTAGACAGCATAAAATAGAAGATCCATTTTTTGTTCGCCATTGGGTTTTTGTAAATGCCGTTGCCGAGGCTTATCAGTTGGGAATCTCAAGGGAACAAAATCGTCAAGCCAAACTCAAGCCATTATCACCAAAAGCCGTATCCTCATTCTTATATCAAGCAACCAAAAAACATATACAGAGCTTTACGGAAGAAGATGTTAGAAAAAACGGAATAAATATCATTACTCCACCCGAAATAAAAATTGATAAATCTATTGCAATTACAGACAACAGAAAAAACAAAAAATGTAAATATCCTTGGAGTGAAATGAGTATCGGGGATTCATTCTTTACTGAGAGCAATGTAAGAATGCTTGCCTACATTACTGGTAGAAAGACAAACAAGAAATACTCAGTTCGCAAAGAAAATAACGGATACAGGGCGTGGAGAACTGCATAATAAATCACCCAAAAATAATTAAATGAATAACGACGAACGCAACGGCAAGCCATCAGCAAGCGGCATGAGCCGCTTAACCGATTGTCCTGGATCATGGAACCTAGAGTCCACGCTGCCAGAACAGGAGCCTAACCAATATATGCAGTTAGGTACGGATGTTCACGCCGTCCTAGCTGGAACCAAGGAGTTCGATGAGCTAACTGAAAATGGACAAGAGATCGCAACACGATGCCTATCCGACTTCTCGACTCTCATTGCCCAACTTGACCTTGGGGAACACACCGCCGAAGTCTTAGAACAACGGTTCTGGTACAATGATGCCTACTCAGGAGCGATTGATCGCATTGATTTCTTTAGTGATGAAGTGGCAGTTGTTACTGATTACAAGACAGGCAGAACAGCGCAAGGCAGGGCTAGTGATAACCAGCAGTTGAAGGCTTATGCAGTCTTAGTAAAGCACCACTATCCACAGCTAAAAACCATCTATGTTGCCATTATTCAGCCCCTTGCAGGAGGCACAACCATTGCCGAATACAATGAGCAGGAATTAGAATCCGCTACAACTGAGATTCTTTCCATTTTATCGGCATCACTAGACCCCAACGCACCAAGAACACCATCTCCCGATGCCTGTAAATGGTGCAGGGCAAAGTCTATCTGTCCAGAAGTTCAAGCCACGCACAAGGAGCTAGAAGTTATTTCTGGTGCAGTTGTCAATAGACTGACCAATGACGAACTGGTAGCCTTTGATAATAAGGCCGAAGTAGTTGAAGCCTTCATTGATGAGATCCGAAAGGAGATCAAATCACGCCTCATGGCAGGACAGCAAATTGCTGGACGCAAGCTAGGCAAGGGCCGTATAACAAGGAGTGTTTCATCCGACTCAGCCTCCGTTGTATCTGCGCTTTCTGGTATTCTTTCATCTGATGCTATCATGGCTTGTGCAAAAATTAGCGTCACGAGCTTGGAAAAAGCAGTTGCTAAAGCAAAGGGAATTACAGGAAAGGATGCTAAAGCAACACTTGATTCCGCTCTTGGATGGCTCATTGAAACAAAGGAAGGCGAACCCGCCGTCATTCGTGAATAATGAACCAAATCCAGATGCCCATGCCTTATGGATTAAATATGCAGGGAGGGAATGGATCATCATGCATCACACGGGACATTTCCAAGCTATTCCAGCAGATAGTAGAAAGGTAAAACAACAAGATATAAGAAGACTTTTCCGTTACCTCGTAAATGAAGGCTTCATCAACGAGGGCGGAAACCCACCACAAACAAACCAACAACCAGTAAACGTATGATCACCGCAAAGCTAGATGTAACTAAGATTGATAAACAGGAACTCTATACTGGACAGAAGGGAACCTACCTAGACATCGTTATGTATCCCAATACTGACGATACAGGGGCAGAAGTTCCAGATCAGTATGGAAATGATGGAGTAATTAAGCAGGGGCTTTCCAAGGCTTCCCGCGAAGCCAAGAAGAAGCAACCCATTCTTGGTAACTACAAGATTAAGGATCAGAACTCCTTTGCCGCAAATGTAAAGCCAGCAAAGGCATTCCAGAACCGCCCCAAGCCACAGGCTCTGACATGGGATACGGGCAATGACAGCGACGAGATCCCTTTCTAAAATAAAGCAACCACAAGCAACCACGCTAAACTCATGTTACCATATTGCTCATGTATTGAGATCAAGGATTCCAACGGAAAGGAATATCTCAATGTCCCTGAATGGCATAATTGCCATTACATTAATGCTCGGAATAATCTCATTCCTATTGCTGAACAATACGCTGAAGAAAATGCAAAGAACGAATCAGGAATTGTATGTTCCTACAAGTTCACTCATATCTTCAGTTCCAAGATGGATGAACTAGCCAAAGAATACGGACTTGTATGAGTTATTCAAAAGAAGCCGAATCCTATTGGAAGGGAGAACACGTTCGTTATTTGAACGAGGACAATAGCATACCCTCAGTTGAGGATAGAGTTAAAGCCGCATTCGATGCAGGGATGGCAAGGTCTAAAAGAACTTATTCCAACCTTGATTTGATCGCTTCAGAAAAATGCAACATCAACTTCCCGAACTGGAATGAGTGACCAATTTGACTTTGATTTCTCTCCTGTAGAGAACGAAATCTTTGATGACCTAGCTTCTAGGTTTGAAAGGTTTCATGCCAATAATCCCCATGTGTACAGGAACCTTGTACAACTCGCCCGTCAGTTCCGTAGCAAGCGACCTAATGCTGTGATAGGAATCCAGATGCTCTTTGAGGTATTGCGTTGGAATTACTGGATTAATGTAGAAAGCGATGAGCAGTTCAAGTTTCCCAATGCTTTTGCGGCGGGATATTCGCGACTAATTATGAAGCAGGAGAAAGATTTGGAAGGCATCTTCAAGCTATGCAAGTCAACCTTTGACGAGGAGTAATATGATCCCAAATACCAACATTAAGGAAATTAACGAGTATATCAGCCAGCTACTTGACGCTTGCAGAGATTACCGCAAGGAACTCACCGACATCAACAACGAGGTCGCAAGGCTCAGGGAGCGGTTAGAAAAAGCCGAAGAACTAATCCGAGGTCTGCACGATGGCTGGAAGAAAGCACGAAAGGCTCACCTTGAAACTTGTAAAAATGCTCAAGCTGAAATCGACAAACTCCACACAGAAAACATCTGCCTCCAAGAACTCATCCAAGAGTTTTACGAGTGGACGAGGCGAGACTACCCAACCGAAGCCGAAGTCCGCGAGATCATGGATCGCTACTACAACCTACTAAACAAATGAACCCACAAGAAATCAACCGACGAATCGCCATCGCTTGCGGGTGGGAGCACAAAGTCCAAGCCCCAACGCGAAACGGCAACCCGCTCCCTTGGCTTGCGGATTATTGGAGGCACCCGAGCCACCATTGGAAGTGGAACCGTCATTGCTTACCTAATTATTACGGTGACTTGAACGCGATACAATGCGCCGTCATAAGACTAACCCGCTCTGATTACATCGGATGGTGCTTAGAGTTAAGGGATATTGTTGGAAACGGTGATGATATGCTTACCGCCACCGCTGCGCAACGTGCCGAGGCTTTCCTCCGCACCATCGGACAATGGGAGGATGTCAAATGAACCAACCAAACACACAAACCAACGAGGTCGCAAGGCTCCGTTCTGAAATAACCTTGAGAGAAAATTTGGATGCAGTAGCGCAAGATGTTTGGGATGAGCTAAAAGCAGAGAACGCAAGGCTCAGGGAGCTTCTGAACCGAGCGATTGATATTGCGGATAAAGCTCTCGACTGCCTTATTCCTGTTTTTAGGGGAGAGCATGAAGAGCTTGAAGCTGAACTAAAACAACTCAAAGAAGAATCAACGCGCCTCGCCCCCGCGCCAGAAACAGTAACGCAAAAGGGGAGTCCCAATAAAGAGACCCCCCCCGGAACTACCCTCCGAAGCGAAGAGTATGTGCTTGCTGGCGATAAAAACCTAGAAGGCGAATTTAATACTGTCAAGGAACCCGCTCCCGAATGGCGAGAGCTTGGCCCTGACGAGGTGATCCGCAAGGGGGATGAGGAAATGCACAAAGATCAGACTATGTGGTTTATGTTTCCGGTTAACGACCGAGCGATAGGAACGAGAGCAGGGCTTTGGTCAAACTTCCGCTTCCGCACCCGCCGCCCGTTGCCAAAAAGTAAAGATCTTTCGGACAGAGAGGCTACAGAGAAGCAACCCGTAAAAAGTGGGGATCTAAATGAGGATCTTCCGTTGCCAAAGCAGGAGTTGCCGATGGATTATTGTGGTATCATGGAATACTGCAAAAAGTGGGCAAAGGAAAATCTCATGGAGCATGAAAAAGAGGACTTTTACGCCCGTCTCGGCCTATTGGTTGACTTCGCCACCGACTTCTACAGCGACGAGATCGAAGCACTCAAGAAAAACCAGAAATGAGAAAGTTCCACGCAAAAGGAAATACAACGCGCCGAGTGGCGGGTCAGATGAATAAAACTGAGCAAGCCTATGCCGCCTTGCTAGAAGAACGGAAGAAGGCGGGAGAGATCCACCACTATCAGTTTGAGGCTATGGCATTAAAACTTGCCAAGTTGACAACTTACACTCCTGACTTTTTCGTAATCAATTCAGATGGCACAATTGAGTTTCACGAGGTAAAAGGGCATTGGATGGGGAATGGTCGTGTAAAAATAAAAGTAGCCGCAGAGAATCATCCGTGGTTCAGATTTGTGGCTATTCAGTACAAGAAAAAGACTTGGACTTACGAGGAGTTTTAACATGAACGAAGAACAATACGACGACAAATGTCCCTGCTGTGGGCGACTATACGATGAGGAGCCTCCTAAAAAACGCAGGAAAGCCCCTGTAACTGACTTTGATGCCTTCTGGTCAGCCTACCCAAAGAAGATTGCCAAACCCTATTGCAAGGCCATTTGGGACAGGAAAGGCTTGACCCTAGATATGGTAATCCCAGCCCTGACCAAAGCCATTGCCAGCAGGGATTGGCAAAAGGACGGAGGACAATTCATACCCAACCCTTCGACTTGGCTTAACCAAGGCAGATGGGAGGATGAGGGGCTAGACTACACCGCCCTAAAAGTAGAAAAGCCTACGATTACATCCCGACTTGGAGTGAATGAAGAAGAAGCATTTGCTTGGAGGGTAGAAATCTACCCCGAATCCATGCTAGTTCATCCCACCCCTGATACATTTCCATTCAAGGCTTGGCCTAAATCCACGCAACAAGAGTACCTTAACAGCATAACTAACCATAAAAGTGAATGAGCTACATCTATTTGCAGGAGCAGTTGACAATAAAACAAAATAGTGTATTATTGAGGTATGAAAAAATGCACTCGATGCCAAACGGAAAAAGAAAATTCGGAATTCAGAAAATCAACTCGCGGCCCATTGTCCTCATGGTGCAGACAATGCGAGAGAGAATACCAACGAGAAATATACAAAAAAAACCCATTCAAACGGAAAGAGAGAGCGAATCGTTGGATGGAAAAATATGCAGTGGAATACTCTGCGAAACGAAAAATAGAAAGGCAAAAATACTATGCTTCGGAAATTGCGAGAAAATACAAAATATCCAAACAAGAAGCTCAACGACTAATAGACACGGAAGGATCAATGTGCAAGGCGTGCGGAATTTGTTTCGATATGACGAAGCCTCTTCTTCGCAGAAATTTAGATCACTGTCACACAACAGGAAAAATACGAGGGTTTCTTTGCTCTCGATGTAACACAGTTGCAGGATTTGTAAACGATGAAACAGAAATACTTGAAAAAATATCAAACTACCTTAAAAAATGTATTACTACCTAAACGACCAATGCGAGAACTCCATCTCTTCGCAGGAGCAGGAGGGGGGATCTTGGGAGGAATGCTCCTCGGACACACCACAGTTTGTGCTGTGGAAATTGAACCTTATTGCCGACGAGTTTTGCTTCAAAGGCAACGAGATGGAATCCTGCCAAAGTTCCCAATCTGGGATGATGTCTGCACATTCGATGGGAAACCTTGGAGAGGAAAAGTTGACATCGTTGCAGGAGGATTCCCTTGCCAAGACCTATCAATTGCCAACCCTAAAGGCAAAGGACTTGATGGAGAACGATCAGGACTTTGGGCTGAACAAGCTAGAATTATTGGCGAGATATTGCCAAAATACGCATTCATTGAAAACTCGCCAAGGCTTGCTTTGGCAGGAGGGGTACGAGTCATTAGTGACCTTGCCGGAATGGGGTATGATTGTTCATGGGGAATTATGGGAAGTAGAGATGTTGGCCTTCCCATCAAGAGAGAAAGAATATGGATTCTTGCCAGCCCCAGTAGCCAGCGACGGCAAACATCACGGGAAAGAAAAGTGGATCAAAAACAGCAGATCAAAAAGAAAAGCGACTGGCAGATCAGCACCGACAGAGAAAATAACTTACGCATATTACGAAGCCGATATTCCTCCGAGGTACTTTCCAGAGATTTCCGAGGAGATGATGAGTTGGCCTCGCGGATGGACAGACTTACAGCCATTGGAAACGGACAAAATGCAGTCTTGGCGGCAACAGCATTCAAAATTCTTTCAGAATCATTAACTAAATAACCACGCATATGAGCATAGAAATAAACATAGATAAGTTCACCGATTATCCAAAGGTAAACAAATTACTTAAAGATATTATGGATGAGAATAAATCACTCCAAAAGAAAGTATCCTATCTTGAATCAGTTCTATCCGAGATCCAAATTCTAAACTCTCTAGGAAAAACCCTAAAGATAAACGAGGCCATACAAGCAGCCATACAGGAATGAACGAAGAAATAAAAAAGCTACTAGGAGATTTCCTTGTGGAGAAAACCCAATCAACCACTCCGCGATCAGATAAGTTTGGCGAGGAGTTGCGTCACAATTGGATAGAGAACCCTCATTGGGAAGACACAGCGGCTTGCCATGATCTTTGCAAGACGATTGAAGGGCAACTTACAAGAGCAATTGATATTGCTGACGGAATCATGCAGTGGGAAACGCCAGCCCAAGCAAGGCAATCATCCAAAGACCTATCACAACTAAAGAAAGATATTAAGGAGAACTAATATGCCCGATATATCAAAATGCCAGAATGCAGATTGCCCTTCATGCGGCGATTGCTGGAGGTACATTTGCAAAGCATCAGAGTATCAATACTACTCCGACTTCAAGCCAGAAGAAGGAGAAAACAAATGCGAATACTTCATAGACACAACAGAGTGGATTAGCTGGCAAAAGAAATGAAATCTTGCATTGACCATATATTAAAAGAGATCGGCCTAGAAACCCCTGATCTTGCTCCCATCAACAAGCATGAGGCATTTGAAATGGGACTAATCAAGGGGCGAGAAAAGTCAAAGAAAGGAGTATGCGGTAAATCCGTTTATTCATCCGCATCAAATTGTGATGCCGCCATCAAGCACAGGCTTAAGCAGGGCTTTGGAGGAACTAGCTTTCTCCGATCATACTATTGCCAAGAATGTGCTGGATACCACATGTCATCGTCTCATAACAAACTAAACAAATGAACCAACTATACTCCGTACTATTTGCTGGCTTAACTGCCACGCAACCCATCGTTCCACAGGTCTATTATGTAGCCAACCTATCTGCAACAGACGGAGCCAAATGCGGAGAGTATATCAGCGTTACTCCTCAATTTACTCAGCAACCTGAGTATCGCGTAACGCCACAAGTTATACTGCCAACCATATCCCTAGATGACACAGAAGAGTAAACAACCAAAGACAAAGGCAGGATTGTATAAACACCGCTACGGGGTCACGCATAAGCATCCTAATGGACAAGCCTATGATCAATCCCAATGCGGATGGATTGTGTATGAGGGCAAGACAAACACAAACTGGCAATGCTCACGCAAAAACGGATGCGGAACAAATGGTTTGTGGTGCGCTAGTCATGCCGCTAATTTGTAATTTATGAGTGTTCCTGATTTTGTAGAAGAATATAAAGGCTATTGGTTGCTTAAGAACGATCAGTCTATATCCATGCAAGTTAAAAAGTTTGGCAAACTGGGATACGATAAAGACTTTATTGATTTGCCCGAACTAAATGCTATGCCAAAAAAGACGCTATGCATTGATGTCGGGGCATTCATTGGAGATACATCTAGGATATTCCTAGACAAAGGGTTTTCAGTTCTTGCTTGGGAACCTCAAGGAGATGCCGTTCAATGTTTAAGGCACAATTGTCCAGAAGCAACAACCATTCACTCGCCAGTAGGAGATGGAAGAAGTGTTCAAATATATCATTCCGAAGGGGGTAACATGGGGGGAAGACCAGTCCTTGAGGGGGGAGATAGAATATCTGCCAAGCTAGATCAGCATTATAAAAACTTCATTAAAGATAATGAGTGTATTTTCTTAAAGCTAGATGCTGAAGGATTTGAGCCAGCAATACTAGAAGGCTCAAAAGAACTGCTATCCAATCCTATACTCAAGCATATCGTTTGTGAGTTTAACCCTAATGCCCTAGCCAGCTTTGGATATACTTGCGACGACATTCTGAAATACCTTTCCGATTGGAATTACAGGGAAATCTTCCGTTACTACGACCAGAATTGGGATTGCGTATTTACCAGAAAGTAATATTAAGTTTTCAACTTACTAAAATCGGGACGCTTAAATTTGCCTTCATAGTTTAAATGCTCTATTTCCTCCAAGGGCATATTGCGTTTTTGCAACCAATCTCTAGCAAGCAAGCAGTTCCTTAAATTACTAGAATCACGATTAAGATTCCTTGGGTCTTCCCATCCAGAGGGGTGTCGTTCGTGATAGATGAGATTTTCTATCTCACGACCCCCAGCCAGCTTGTATAACTCACGAAGGACGCGATCCCAAGAGTGTCGCCCAAGAATCATGTCTGGAAATAATTCATGATTCTTCCTCCACCATCCAGCCCTCATGGCAAAGAAATCACATCCTGCATACTTGTTGCCCTTGGATATTTCTTCATCGGCCATTGGCTTATCTAGCCTTTTAAAGTCATTGCGATAAGCATAAGCAGGAAGAGTTCCCTGTATCCGCTGTAGGACATTTGTAGCTACACAAGTATCAGTATTGGTTAGGATCAAAACATCTGAATCATCCCTGCCCACACAAGCCAGACGCAACATATCTTTAATCATGGGAATGCGCTTTGTCTCATCAGGAACCATTTCGGCGGCTGTTCTTACAAAGCAGTTATCATCCAGCCCACAATCCACCCACCCGATCTTATCCCAAGTCTGTTTAGCTACATCATTACGCCTCTTCTCTTCTCCTGTAGCCCAAGGTGTTCTCTGGTAAACATGGATAATGTTTGGATGCTTTGGTGCTTTGGGAGGATTTCTGATTAGATCCAATATCCTAGTCACATCCCTTGGGAAATTCTTATAGCGTGTATAGGAAGCGTAGAATGGCCTAAATGCGGCTCCATGCCATAGGCTAGGGGAATCTGTCACAATAGCGTGAACAGGCTTTTCTGTGGCGTATGAGAGATGCAAAGGGCCACTATCAGTTGAGATGATTGCCGCAGTATTAGGGTGATCCATTATTCCAAGTAGATCATACATCCGTTCAGCCTTGATCTTGGTTAGGTCAACAATATGAAAGTCTGGAAGGGAATGATTCAGAATCTCCCATAGCAGATCATTGTATTGAAAGGGCGACGAGAACCCTCCTGTGCTGACTACGATCCAAGGCTTGAAAGTAGGGATATACTTATATAGCCGTTTCTCTCTTTTCTTGTCCCTTTTATCGAATATCAGCTTTGGCTGTTTGGGCCATAGCTCCAGCTTGCCAGAAAGCCGAAAGCCGTCCTGCTGAAA